TTGGGATCGTGCCACCAGCACTGTATATGACCTTTTGGTTGGTCATGAAGTGGGTCATGCTCTTTATACTCCTGCAGATGATTGGCGTGAGTGTCTAACTCAACCTATCCCTCCTGATTATGTCAACGTGATCGAGGATGCTCGCATCGAAAAACTGATGAAGCGTAAGTATCCTGGTCTTCGTAAGTCGTTCTATCAGGGTTATCAAGAACTGAATGATGCCGACTTCTTCTCGATCGCAGATGAAGACATGAGCAAGATGTCTCTTATCGATCGTATTAACCTGCACTTCAAAGTTGGTAACTTTGCTCTCATTCCTTTTAGTGATGAAGAGCAACAGTTTGTTGAGATGACAGAAGAAGCAGAAACCTTTGCTGATGTTCTTACTATCTGTGAACAGATTGTTACGTTCTTGAAAGATAACTACAAAAAAGAGCAGAAGATCGAATCTAATGCTGAAGTAGAAGTTGATGGTGGTGGTTCTGGCGAAGCATCCAACTCACAATCTTCTGGTGAAAGTTTTACTTCTGGAGCAGATGGAGAAGGCGGCGAAACCCAAGAACAATCAAATGACACTACTGATGGTGATATGGAATGTCCTACCATTGGAAAGCAAGGTGGTGGTCCTTCTGAAGAAGAAGTTTCTAAAACCCAACGTGCATTTGATTCTGAATTGGAATCTCTTACTGATACCACTGCACATGAAACTGATTATGTGGAACTGCCTAAAGTTCACATCGATAAAGTGATCGTTGATCACAAAGTTTTGAACGAGTATATTAGTGCTAAATTCCACGAAGAGTTTCTTCTCAAGCAGAAGTATTGGGGTGATGTTTTTCAGGATACAGATTCCGAGTATCGTAAGTATAAGCAAGAAGCAGTCAAGGAAGTCAACTATCTTGTAAAAGAATTCGAGTGTAAGAAATCTGCTGATGCCTATGCTCGTGCATCAACCTCTCGCACTGGTGTGCTTGACACCAAGATGCTGCATACATACAAGTTCAATGATGATGTATTCAAGAAAGTTTCTATCGTTCCTGATGGCAAGAATCATGGTCTGATTTTTGTTCTGGACTGGTCTGGTTCTATGTCTGATTATTTGTTGGACACTGTGAAGCAACTGCTTAATCTTGTGTGGTTCTGCAAGAAAGTTCAGATTCCTTTTGAAGTGTATGCATTCACTTACGAATGGTCTGATTGTTTTATTGATCAAGAAGCACCATACAGCAAAGAGATTTGTGAAAGAAAAGATCGTCACATTTTTCTGCATGATCGTTTTTCTCTTCTTAACTTCCTTTCTTCTCGTGCAAAAGGTAAAGATTTTGAGCGTGATTGTTTGAACCTGTGGCGTCTTGCTACTCGTGAGAACCGTCGTAATAGTGCTTCCTACAATATTCCAAATGGACTTTCTCTTAGTGGAACTCCTTTGAACGAAAGTATTATTGCACTTCATGATATCATTCCGATGTTTAAAAATCGTGAGCATCTTCAGAAAGTGAATGTTGTTATTCTTACAGATGGCGAAGGTAACGGTCTTACTTACAATGTAGATGTTCGTCGTAAATATGGTTATGATACTGATCGTCTAGGAACTAATACTGTGTATGTAAACAATGCACTTCGTGATCGTAAAACTGGTCACGTCTATCGTAATTTTAGTGATGATTATAATAGTTCTTTGACTACTATCTTGCTTGAAAATCTCAAGCATAATTTTCCTTACGTTAATCTAATTGGATTCCGTATTATGTCTGGTTCTGAATTTAGTTATCTGTATCGTGGAATCAATGACCTTCAGCGTTGGGGTGATCATCCAGATCTTACCAATGCTCTCAAGCACTGGCGTAAGTTCTATTCATATGAATTTAACGCTATTGGTTACGATGCTTTGTATGCTCTGTCTTCATCCAAACTTAATCAGGAAGTTTCGTTTGAAGTTGCTGACAATGCCAGCACCGCTGCTATCGGCAAGGCATTCCGTGATATGATGAAGACCAAGCGAACCAGCAAGAAGATTCTTTCTTCCTTTGCATCTTTGGTGTCTTGACTAGTCACTAATTTTGTGATAAAATTGTAATTAAACTTTAAAAATAAAAAACAAAAATGAATTTACAAACAGCATTTGAAACAGGAAACATTGCAGAAATTTTAGAATATTATACTGAATTTATTACTGACAATAAAAATAGAAATTTTAGAAAAAGAGGTTCTAGAGATATTGAACTCCCATATTCTCAATGGAAAAATGCTAATGGAATGAGAAATTTTCTTATCTCTACTAATAAAACTGATTGGAAAAAATGGGAAAAAATTATTTCAAATTATCAAAAAAATAATGCAGAAAATTTAAATACTTTATGTCCAAAATTTGCAACTACCTTTACTACTATAGTTCAAGAAAAAATAAACAAAAAAAATGAAAGTCAAAATGAATTTAATAAATCTGCTGAGAATGCAATTTTAAAATTTGAACAAGAAGAACAGATAACTAAATTTGAGGAATCTTCAGAAATTTCTAATATTATTTCTTTAATTTCTTCTGGTGCAACTGAAATTATTAGTCCATCTGGTTGGCAGGTCAAAATCCAATCTTGATACTGTCCACTCCGCCTCGACCTGGGGCGGAACCTGCCTTATACTATGTTCATCCCAATCAACGGAGCCTTTTGTTATGCCTCGCATGTCCAACATCAACCTTGACGAACTGACTGCTTTCATTGCTGAGAACTTCGGTAATGACTTTGGAAGTAATGCTATCATCGCTGCTTCTGATCACTTCAACTCTTCTTATCCCACTATCTCCAAGCGTCTTGCTCAATACAAAGTTGGGCATGGTCGTTGGTCGCTGACTGCAGATCAACTGGAAAAAACTTTCAATGCTCCTGCTGCAGAACCTGCCATTGAGGTTGTGGAAAAAGTAAACCTTGTTCCTGAGAAAGATGCTAATTTCGTCAGCTTTGGTAACTTCGGTGATGTTAAGAAAATTATTTCTTCTGGGATCTTTTATCCTGTTTTCATTACTGGCATGTCTGGTAACGGTAAAACTTTTGGTGTTGAGCAAGCATGTGCCCAACTTGGTCGTGAATTGATTCGTGTAAACATCACCATTGAAACTGATGAAGATGATTTGATTGGTGGTTTCCGTCTTGTAAATGGCAACACTGCTTGGCACAACGGTCCTGTGATTGAAGCACTTGAGCGTGGTGCTGTTCTGCTTCTCGATGAGATCGACCTTGCATCTAACAAGATCATGTGTCTACAATCTATCCTTGAAGGTAAGGGTGTGTTCTTGAAGAAAACAGGTCGTTATGTAAAACCTGCTGCTGGGTTTACTATTATTGCCACTGCTAATACCAAAGGTAAAGGTAGCGATGATGGTCGCTTTATTGGAACTAATGTTCTGAACGAAGCATTCCTTGAGCGATTTGCTCTCACATTTGAACAAGAGTATCCCACTCCTAAGATCGAGCAAAAGATTCTTGAGAAGCTTTCTGCTAAACTTGGTTGCCTTGATGAAGAGTTCTGTGAGCGTCTTGCTTTCTGGGCAGATCAAATCCGTCGTACATTTAAAGATGGTGGTGTCGATGAAGTTATTTCTACTCGTCGTCTTACTCACATCATCCGTGCCTATAGCATTTTTGGTAAGCGTATGAAAGCAATTCAAGTTTGTGTAAATCGTTTCGATGATGAAACTAAAGAATCGTTCATGTCCTTCTATGACAAGATTGATGACAAGACGGAGGAAAATGAAGAAGCCTGAATTTCATGGCTATGTAGGTAATATTGCCGTTCTTCGGGACGGCAGTGCCGTCAAGATTCTTGGCGGCGAAGGAATGAAATTGTTTGTCATGAACCTTGACGGCAAACAAAAAGAATGCTATCATGATGATCTGTCTTATGTAATGGAGGAATGATTAATGGCTAAGAAACCACAAACAGAAATTGTACTCAAATTCGGATTAGTTAAAACAAACCATTTGCTCGATGCTTTAGCTGCACTTTTAAATGATCACGAGCATAAAATTTTTATGATGAAAGATACTAACTATACAGTGTATAGAAATCTTTATGATGAAATTAGTACTGCTCTTATTAAAGCTCAAAAGGGATCTGGATATTCTAAGCGTGGCGTCAAACGAGATTTTATTGACCCAGAGCGTAGAGAGCATCTTCTTCAACAAGAACACAATTATTGAGGGTATTAATTATGCAGTGGAAATACAACGAGGATAAGATCCTCAAAGATATTGAAGAATATATCATCAGCACTTATCACGGTCACTACTGTGGAGATGAAGAAGGGTTTGATGATATTCAGACAATCGATCTAATGGCAGCAAAGAAGCTTGCCTCTGGGTTTTGTCAAGCAAACATCCTTAAGTATGGCAGCCGATATGGCGACAAGGATGGACTTAACAAGCGAGACCTGCTCAAAGTTATTCATTACGCCATGCTGCTGCTTCACTTTGACAAGCACTATTCTCGCACTCAAAATGGTCTGCAGGAGTTTAAATGAGTAAAGTAACTATCTCTCAACAGACGATGGTGGTTCTTAAAAACTTTGCCACCATCAACGGTTCTATCTTGATCCGTGAAGGCAACCAACTCAAGACAATCAGCGTTGGTGAGAATGCAGTTGCTCAATATAACTGCCAGGAAACATTTCCTCAAACGTTTGGAATTTATGATCTAAATCAATTTCTTGCTGGTCTTACTCTTTTTGATAATCCAGTTCTTGATTTTGAAAATAGTCAGTATGTAACCATTCGTGGTGGCGGTCGTAGTGCTAAGTATTATTTTTCTAGTCCTGAAATTACATTGAAAGCAGCACCAGAAAAGAATATTAATTTTCCTGGTACTGATATGGAATTTGCAATTCGCCAGGAAGACATTACTGCTTTGCAAAAAGCAAGTGCTGTCTATGGTATTGCTGATCTAAAATTCCATTCTATTGGGGGATCTGTTATCCTCAGTTTGGTTGATAAGGAAAATGAGACCAGCAATGTATTCTCACTTGAACTTCCTGGAGATAATACTGGTGAGTATGAGTTCTTCATGAAGATGGAAAACATCAGGTTGCTTCCTGGTGATTACCAAGTTAAAATTTCAAAACATCTAATTACAGAATGGAAACATTCTGCAATTGATCTTCTTTATTATATTGCTCTTGAACCTTGATGAATAAGAAATTTTTGTGGGTGGAAGAATATCGTCCTCATACTCTTGGGGATTGTATTCTTCCAGTGAATATTAAAAACTCGTTTAAAGGATTTATTGAACAGAAAGAGATCCCTAATCTTCTCCTTTGTGGTTCTGCTGGTGTGGGAAAGACCACAGTTGCCAAAGCGGTTTGTGATGAGATCGGAGCATCCTACATTGTCATTAACGGTTCGGACGAAGGACGTTTCCTCGACACGGTGAGGAACAAGGTCAGGCAGTTCGCTACGACCGTCTCATTGACCTCTAGGAGCGCCCACAAGGTGGTCATCATAGATGAGGCAGACAACACCTCATCTGACGTACAATTGGCGCTGAGGGCAGCTGTGGAAGAGTTCCATACAAACTGCCGATTTATTTTCACATGTAATTTTCCTAATAAAATTATCGATCCGTTGCATTCACGTTGCACTGTAATCGATTTCAAAATCAAAAAAGAAGAAGCGATGGATCTTCAGAATAAATTTTTTAATAGGTTAAAATTTATTCTTGATGAAAATACAATTAAATATGAAGATAAAATTCTTGTAAAAATTGTCAAGAGATATTATCCAGACTGGCGTAGAGTACTAAACGAATGTCAACGATTTTCATCTAACGGAGAAATTTCTTCTGCTATTTTAATTGATGTTGCTGATATTACTATTGATCAACTCCTAGCCTCGTTAAAGAATAAAGAGTTTACTAATGTCAAGAAGTGGGTAGCAGAAAACATAGACAATGATCCGAATCTTGTTATTCGAAGAATTTATGATGTTCTTTATGATAACTTAAAACCAACTTCTATTCCAGAAGCTGTTTTGATTGTGGCAAAATATCAATATCAAATTTGTTTTGTTGCCGATCAAGAGATTAATCTTCTTGCTTGTCTTACTGAAATTATGATGGGGTGTGAATTCAAATGATTAATTTTCAATCCGAAAGTAAAAAATCTGGGGATGAATTTGAACTATTTGTGGAAAATGATCTTATCTACCAGAATGGCATTATAGTTGGGAAAAATTATCATATAAGAGAGATTGGTATTGAACTAGATTATATTGCAGATCTTCCAACTAGAACTGAATATGTTGAAGCAAAGGGTGGACGTTTTGGGGGGAAGAAAAGACCAGGAGCACAAAGAACAGACAATGTAAAAAAAGCAGTATGCAATGGAGCTTTATTGAAAGCATATGATCCATCTGCATATTACGTTGTTTATTTTTCTGCACAACCTAAACCAAATAGTTATTCTGATGCCATGATTAGAACAGCAATTAATGCTGGTTATGTTGATGAGATTCGTTATCTATGACAAAAGTAAAAACTACTCCTCAAAATGTATCTGAAGCTAATTGGGGATTGTATAATGCAACTATGAATTTACCACAAGCAGCCATGCATTGTGGCATGACAAATAAAGAAATGAAGATGACATTTTTGGAATTTTTGAAATATCATCCTCCTTCTTATGACAATACAAAAAGTGTCCAACGATCTTCCCAGTTGGATCATCCTGCATTTATACTAGATGAAACACAAGGAGCTTTTTAACCATGCGTTGCAAAGTCAAGCTTTATGTAATGGGCACTGTCTTCTATGAAGAAGTTAATGCTGCTAGCTTTAATGAGGCTAAGAAAATTGCATCTGCAAGAAATCCAACTGCAAAAATTATGACTGTAACTGCTGTATTATGAAACTAGAACTTAAAGATTACCTTTATTCAATTAATCAAAGTAAAAAAAATATTTTGGATGGTAATCCAGAAGCAGTTAGTGGATACCCACCTTATATTATTAATAAGTGTCTTGCCTATCATGTTGATAGTGTATTGTATTCTAATGAGATGAATAAAAATGCTCATATAGATCATAAGATGCAATACGATTTTTATATAAATAGTTTGAAGCCAAGGAAAAGATTTAGTCCCTGGATTAAAAAACAAACACTTGAGCATCTTGAATTGGTGAAAGAGTATTATGGTTACAATCATAATAAATCTCTAGAAGCATTGAGGATTCTCACTAAAGAACAACTTGATAACATTAAAACGGTATTGAATAAAGGTGGAAGTAAATGACGACTGATATTGAATTGCAGTGGAAACAATCTGACATGGTAGAAGTATCTTTGGGACAACCTGATGATTTTCTTAAAGTTAGAGAAACACTCACAAGAATTGGTGTAGCTTCTAGAAAGGAAAAAAAGCTATATCAATCTTGCCATATCTTACATAAACAAGGCAAATATTATATTGTTCATTTTAAAGAATTGTTTGCTCTTGATGGTAAGAAAACCAATCTATCATTAAATGATGTTCAACGTCGCAATAGAATTATTCAATTACTTTCTGATTGGGGATTAATTGAAGTAATTACTCCAGAAAAAATAGAAGATGTTGCTCCACTTAATCAGATTAAAGTTCTTTCTTTTAAAGAAAAGGATGACTGGACTTTAGAAAGTAAGTACAATATCGGAAGAAAAAAAACTGAAGTATGAGAATGCTTACCCTGATGGTATTGACACCTGACAAACAAGTTAAGTGGTT